CTGTAATTAGATTTTATATTTGTGATAAAAGCAAGAAGGGATTAAGAAATCAATTAGAAGTCTTATCGGACTGCAAACAGATTTGTTTAGATACTTTAATTTACTTTATGCAGTATGATTTTAGCGAACTAATAAAGATAAATAGTGAGGTAACTTTAACTGATTTTGTAGATGCTTTTAATGATGAAGTAGCGGGGTGGTATTTTGATATAGAATTTAGTGCAATATTTGAATGGGATGCTTGTAGTATTCCGATAACAAATCCAACAGTTCAATAATTAATAATTTAAAAATATAAATAAAATGGTAAGTAAAAAAACAATAACAAGACCCGCTAACACTACAGCTTATTCAATAGGCGATGTATTATCAGGAGATACAATAGTAATTCCGATAACAATAGATGCTGACTTAGGTAATTCAGTAATTGTAAACAGTTCGATAATAAGTTCTAACCCAGCTTCAACACCTTCTTTGACTTTGAATTTTTATTCAGAATCATTTACAGTTGCTGCTGACAATGCTGCTTTCGTTCCGACTGCTGCAAATCAAAAGAACTTTTTAGGTAAGATAAAACATACTAACTGGGCGGCAACAACTAATGAGAAAACATCGACTAATGATATTAGCAAACCTATTTGTGTGGTACCGACTTTAAGTGCTGCTCATATTTTTTGTGTAGTAACTTTAGAAAGTGTTTACACTCCAACAAGTGCTGAACAAATTACAATCGTTTTAAACATAGTTCAATAATGAAAATCAGTAAGTTTAATAGTTTTTATTATGGAGCTTCTCCATTTACGGTTGCTACAGGTGGAACTATAACAACAAGTGGTGACTATAAAATACATACTTTTAATTCAAGTGATAATTTTGTTGTTACTAATGTAGGAACTGACAATACTGTAGAGTATTTAGTAGTTTCTGGTGGCGGTGGAGGTAGTGGGGCATCTGGTGCAATAGGTAATGGTGGCGGTGGAGCTGGTGGTTATTTAACAGCAACAGGGTTATCTATTACAGCTCAAACTTATTCTGTTGTTGTTGGTAGTGGAGGTAATGGTGGTGGTGGTGGTCAATCGGGAAACAATGGAGTGTCCTCATCTTTTAATTCAATAGCTCCTTATGGAGGTGGTAAAGGACAAGCATACAATAGTACTAATACTGTTACTAATAATGGAAGTGGCGGTGGAAGTGGATTATCAGCTACTCCAAACCCAGCACTTGGAACTGTTGGTCAAGGTAAAAATGGGGGTACTGTAGGTTCTGGTTTTGGTGCTTCAGGTGGTGGTGGAGCTGGAGCTATTGGTTCGGCAAATAGTAGTGGAATAGGTGGAGCTGGTGGTATTGGTTTAGCAAGTTCAATTTCAGGAACTTCTAATTTTTATGCTGGTGGCGGTGGTGGTGGTGGTTATACTGGAGCTGGCGGTAATGGGGGTTCTAGTATAGGTGGTAATGGAGGTTCATCTGTTGCCCTTGCAATTTCTCCAACAAGTGGTTTGGTAAATACAGGTTCAGGCGGTGGTGGTGTAGGAGGTTATGTTGCAATTACTGTTGGTGGTAATGGTGGAAGTGGAATAGTAATAATAAAATATAAATTTCAATAATGGCAAATTTTGCACTTTTAAAAAATAACATTGTGATAGCTGTAATAGTTATTGATAATGAAGTTATTACTAACAATGGAATTGAGGTTGAACTATTAGGAATTGATTTTATAGATTCTTTAAACATTAAAAGTATTTATGATTACGATACTATAAAACAAACATCTTATAATTCTAACTTTAGAAATACTTATGCTGGAATAGGATTTACTTATGATAGTGTGAATGATGTTTTTATTTCACCTAAGCCATACGAAGATTGGATTTTAGTAAACTATAAATGGGAAGCACCAATACCTTACCCTAATGATGGTAAGCAATATTTTTGGAATAATAATAAATGGAACTTAATTAATATATGACACAATTTGACATTCTCTTATGGCTGGTTTCGGGGTTGATAGCCATCTTATCTTTTATCGGAGCATTAGGGGTTAATGCTTTGATGAAGATGAGCAAAGACCTAAACGAAATTAAGACTATGGTAATGGTCCAAGATGTTAAGCATGATAGTTTAGAACGCAGAGTTGAACAATTAGAACATAAGAAATGAAAAAATATACTATCGAAGAAATAAAATCACAATATTTATTAAACAAATACAAATGGTTTAGTGATATTAATTTTGTTGGCATACGTTCAAATGCTGATTTGCCTAATGTATTCGATGACTTATTCGGAGTAATTAATAATAATAAAATAGAATGGTTTACTTGCACTACTAATCCAGGCGTTCATTGGTTAAAGAACTTATTAAATCCAAAAGGTTCAGCATTATTAAAACCTAGTCAATACGTTGATACTTGGAAAATAGGAATGCATCAAGGCAAGTATGAAGCGTTTTGTCAAGTAAAGCCAGTAACTGTTTATCGGGATAAAAACTTAAATGATAAAGCAGAAGAAAATCAAACTTTAGATACGGGATTATTTGGTATCAATATACACAGGGCAAACGAAAAATCAATATCTACAATAATAGATAAATGGAGTGCTGGTTGTCAAGTGCTAAATAATCCCGCAGATTTTAAAAAGATTTTAACTTTGGCTAAAGAATCAAAGAAATTAAACTTTACTTATACTTTATTAAAAGAATTTTAAAATGGACCAGGTTTCTATTATTGGCATAGTAGTCGCCTTAATAGGCGTACTCAAAGGAAAGGATGTTTGGGATTACTTCAAAAGTAGAAACGAACTAAAAGCTTCAGGTAATAACAAAGTAATTACAATTTACGAAGATCAAATCAACGAACTTAAAAAGAGAATAGAATTATTGGAGCAACGTATTGAGATGTTAATTGAAAAACTACAAAGTAAAATTACTAAAAGTAGGGGTAAAAAAGAATAATTATCATACAAAATTAGGGTAAATGAAACTGGTTATAACCAGTTACGAAAGTGGTAAATTTATAGAAAAATGAAAATAACTAAAACAGGAACTAAAGGATTAGACCTTATAAAGAAATTTGAAGGGTTTAGATCATTGCCTTATTTATGCCCCGCCAAAGTGCCTACAATTGGATTTGGAGCAACTTACTATCCTAATGGTAGCAAAGTAACAATGAATGATAAACCGATAACTGAAGCGGTTGCAACTGAGTTATTGGCTAGTATGATAGTAGGTTATGAAAAATCGGTAGATTCATTTTGTAGGGATGATATTAATCAAAATCAATTTGATGCACTTGTTAGTTTTTGTTATAACTTAGGATCGGGAAATTTGAAGATATCGGGTTTATTAAAAAAAGTAAATATTAATCCAAATGATGAAACTATTAAATCTGAGTTTATGAAATGGGTTAAAGCTGGTGGTAAAACATTGCCAGGATTAGTTAAAAGAAGGGAAGCGGAATCAACATTATACTTTACAAAATGAAAAACTTTATAAAACAAATATTACAAGATGAAAGCGGAGTAGTATCTAGTAAAAGAGTATGCGGTATTATATGCACAATTATGTTATGTGCTACTTTATTTGCTAATCAATTTACACCTGAACACATAAAACCTTCTGACACCTTAGTTCAATGCGTAACTGCATTAGCTTTTGGTTGTTTAGGATTAACCACTATTGATAAATTCAGTACAAAGAAATGAAAAAAATAAAAGAGAATAAAACGTTAATAATATTTATTGTATCAATAATTTTGTGGGTTTGTTTTTATTCATATTATGTTAGATAAACCTGATAACTTTATCATGTCCAATAAATCGATTATTTTATGCTTGATAACATTATGTGTTCATTTATTAATATTAAGATTTCTTTATTCTCCTTACAATGAATTAGGAATAATACAAAATTATAGAATAGAAATTGATAGTTTAAATAAAATAAATGATAGTTTGTATTCAGAGATCAAGTATCACAATATTGAAATCGAGCATTACGAAGAAGAAATAAGTTATATAGGCCACCAAAAACAAACAGTAATAATAAAATATAAAACCAAAGTAAATGAAATTGATACGCTTAATAATAATAACCTTGTTGTTGAATTTGACAGCATATTCTCAAAGTTTAATTATAAATAATAAAGATACTTTAATTTGTTTTAGTTCCGATAAGGCAAAGTTTTTAGCAAAGCAATACCATAAAGCTGAAACATATTATTTATCAGATTCATTATGCCAGCAACAAATAATTTTCAAAGGTAACCAGGTTAATTTGTACAAAAAGAATGAAGATAAGCTACAAACTATTATCGGAAATCAAGTAACTATAATCAAGTTTAAGGACGAAGAAAACAAATCACTAACTATTCAGATGAAAGGGTTAAACCTGGAGGTTAAAAAACAAAAGCGAATAAAAGGAATCAGTATTATTTTCGGAGTATCCTGTTTAGTTTTTGCTTTAGTCAAGTAAACGTTCTTTGAGCATTCCTTCAATAAGAATAAGATAATTAATTGCATCACCTATTTTCTCTTCAATATATTTATCGGTATAGTTTACATCTCCATTATCAACTGAATCTAAAGTATCTTTAATAGATTGAAAATGTTTAACAGCAAACTCCCACGCTATTTTTTCGGGGCATGTATGAAAGCTAATACCTACTGACTGTTTAAAATTATGAAACTTATCGGAATCGGTAGAATATTCTTTGCCTTTCGATAACATAATTAACTTAATCAAATCAATTCTTTTTTCAATTACTTTGTTAAAATCGGTTACATTCATTTGAATCCTTTGTTTTCTATTAAATAATCATACAACTCTTTTGTGTCTTTATATTCTTCGTTTAGATCGGGTGTTCCATACATACCATTCATCTCGTATAGATAATAACATAAATGGTAATCGCCATTTTCAGTTAATACTTCAGTCCAAAGTAAATCATTTGCTCTTGTAATTTCATCAAAGGTATCTAATAAATCAATTTTTAAAGCATAAAGTTCATCTGATCTTTTATTGTGAGCTATTTGCAAATCAATAATTTGTTTAAATTTTTCGTAATTCATATTTTTATTTGTTGGTTAGTTTCTACATTAAGTTTGTTTTTGTGGATTATATTACTTACTTCCATCTTGTAATTGCATATCATTATTGTTATCTATTTTTCTATATCCTTCCGACCATAAAGTTTTAGTTAATATTACGCTGAGCTTCACGATGTCATCTTCTTCCAGTTCAGGAAGTAATATGTGTAAACTTTCATGAGTTAATATTTCCAGGTGCTTTTTACCTTTCAATCTAATGTCAAGTTCAATAAGATTAAGTCCGCAATGAGCCAGTCCCCATATATTCTCTCTGCCTAGTTTTAAATATTTAACTTTAATTTTCTTATTCATATTATAAATTTAAAACAATATTGTTTGTTCAGTTTTTGATTTACTAATTATACCTAAGGCAGTTTCAAAGATAGTTTTTCCAGCTTCATAATCTACTAAGTTACGAGCCATTTTTTGAACTGATTGTTCTCCTTTATATTTTCTAAAATCGTAATTATGATAAATTGATAATTCAGTTACTAAATCTTTTGTTCTTGATAAATCAGGATTTTTTCTTCCATTTAAATTATTTGGCAATATAAAATTAGTCCAGTATAAATGCCTGTCTCTTTGATGTCCTTTTATTAATGGCTCATAATAAGGTATTACATTTTCAATACAATATTTACCTTTAAAAAAAGTATCTAAAAATATAATTTCTTGGTAAAGTTTCATATCAGGATATTGTGGAACCCAGGTTTCTCTTGTATATTGACTTATTTGTATTCTACTATGTGTAGGGCAAGGTGGCGAACTCCAAATAAAATCAAACTCTTTGTAATGGTCTAATAAATATTGGTGAGCATCTGCTACAATTACTATATCATTTGGGAACCGTTCTTGATATAATCTTGCAGCTTCAGTGTCAAGTTCAATAGCAGTTACTTCAATATCACTTTTAACTTCATTCCATTTGTATCGGTTACCGCCTAAACAAGCATATAAATTAAGTATTTTCATATCAATAAAAATTTGTGCAGTTGCCGTTAAAGTTAACAATTATATCGCTTAATGCTCCATTCCGATGTTTAGCAACAATCAATTCTGCCTTGCCAATAGTTGAATTACCAGCTCCATCATCCATTATGCCATAATACTCAGGTCGATAAATAAACATAACCATATCTGCATCCTGTTCAATAGCTCCTGAATCTCGCAAATGTGATAGCATTGGTCGTTTATCATTTAGCTTTTCAACTTCCCTACTTAACTGGCTTAATAATATAATCGGTATGTTTAGTTCTTTTGCTAGTCCTTTTAATGCTCCTGATATTTCCGCTACTTGATCGTTTGTGCTTTTGTTATTATTACCTTTGTCAATAAGTCCAATGTAGTCAATAACTATCATGCTAATATCTTTATCACGTTTTAACTTTCGGGCCTTTACTTTAATAAAATTTATACTTATTCCGCTTTTATCTTCGATAAATAATTGTGAGTTCGATAACTTAAAGGTTTCATTTTTATAAAGTTCACGTTCATAAGGATTCATTTTTTCTTTTAAAAATTTGTAAAGTGGAATGCTGGTAATTTGTGAACACATTCTTGCATATAGTTGAAGTTTTGACATTTCTAAACTAAATACTAATACCGACTTATTTTGATTCAATACTGAATTAACAAAGTTAAGCATCAATGAAGTTTTACCCATTCCTGGTCTTGCTGCTAATATAATTAAATCACTATTTTGCCACCCTGAAGTAAGTTTGTTAAGTTCACTAAAACCAGTATCACAACCGATTAACTCCCCATCTGTTAACTTATCAATTTTATCTAAGTGTTGGTCCATTTCAATAGCACAATCTAAAGCGGTAAAAGTTTTGCTAATAGAAATTTTGTTAAATATCTCGTTTGTATTTTTTTCGTTATCAGCTAAAAGTTCAAAAACATCACTTGTTGATTCTTGGGTTTTTTCTAACAGTTCTGAAAGCTTAAACATCATTTTTCTTTTGATATAAAATTCGCTTAAAATTAGTATTTTCTCATCGAACCTATTTAGGATAGCATCATTAGTAAGCAAGGATAGGTCATAAAAGCTAATAGGGTTAATTCTAAGCGTACTTTCTAATTCGTTTGATACATTTATAAGGTCAATATTTTTAGATGCGTTATTTAAGCTTAAAATAGCTTTAGCGATTAATTGGTTTTTTTCATCGTAAAACAGTTCTTCGTGAAATAGTTCTTGGATGTATTTGAATTCACTTGAATTAATTAATAATCCTCCGAGAAATTGACCTTCTAATTTTGTATTTGCTGGAATCATTTGAAGCTTGTTTTTAGTTTTAGGTTATTAGAATTATTTTTATTGGCCCAGTTTTTAAAGTGGTTGCAAAATTCGTTAAAGTTAAGATAATCAATTTTAGATGTTTTTTTAAAGTCTGCAATTTTTAAAGTTAATTTATCTTTTGGAATATTTAAAGATTTACTGATATTTTCAAAATTTGTTGAATTACTTAATTCTTTAAAATAAGTTTCAATATCATTTATATTTTTATTTATAATTATATCTTTATTTATATTTATAGGATGTATAACATTTGTATCATTTTCTTTTACATTTGTATTCTTTTCTTTTACATTTGTATTACTTTTGTATAACTTTTGTGTTTTTCTTTGCTTCCAAACTTCTTTTGCAGTTTCACTCATATTGTTTGATTTCTTATTTCTTTTATCCATTTCGGTTGCTAAACGTTCATTATAAAAACCATGTTCAGTTTCTATAAATTTTGATCTTAATAAATCATTATTTGCTACTAATGAATTAAAACTAA